CTAACAACATCTGATCAAGAAAGATTACAAGCTAAAAAAGAAATAAAAGAGGTTTTGCTTGATTATGAGAAATCAATGCAAGAACAAGTTACAAGCAGATGGCTGAGTGATAACAATGGAAGCTTACTCACTAAAAATATTAGACCAATTGCCTTATCTTTTTTAACTTTTATGTTTGTTATAATATCTGTATTTAGTGGGAATATAGGAACATTTGAAATTCAAGAAGAGTTTGTACCAGTTTATCAAACACTTTTAATTGTTATTTATACAGCTTATTTTGGTGGTCGTAGTTTTGAAAAGATTAAGAATAAAAGAAATGACTAAATACTATAATGCAGAAACAAGAAACTCATTAGAGATGCAATTTGGTAGTCTTGTTTGTAAAAAAATAGTAATTGAAAAAAAATATGTTTATGCAAAACGTATTGATACAAGAACAAAACAATATGGCAATCAAAGAAAACATAATGGTGTAATTGGAAAATACAAAATAAATGTCAAAAAAAAGGAAACTAAACAGCAACAATCCTAAATATAATAAGGTTGAGGAGAAAACCAAGTATAAAAGAGTTTTTGTTAAAGAAGTAAAAGGTTGTAAAATTTATCATTTATATGAAATACTTTAAATTAAGAGAATTTGCTTGTAATTGTTGTGGCAAGAATAAAATCAACAGAACATTTGTAAGAATATTATCAGCTGCAAGAGAATACAGTAAAGATGAAGATGGTAGTGATATTAAATTTATTATAACAAGTGGTTATAGATGTGAGAATCATCCAGAAAGCATTGCATATGCAAAAAAGAATCCGAATAAAACATCTGAACATACTAAAGGATTAGCAGCCGACATACTTGTTAAAAACAGCAGAGAAAGAGCTGTAATATTAGCAGCCTTAATGGAAGCTGGATTTACAAGATTTGGAATTGGACATAATTTTATTCACACAGATTTAGCAGATGAAGATGAAAAACCACAAGCTGTTATTTGGACATACTAAATGGAATCAAAATATTTAGAATATAAAGATGAGATAGTTTCTTTATTTTGGAATGGTAATGGTTATCAGGCCATTGCTCAACATCTTATTGATAAATATAATTTTAAAGTAAAAAAACACACATTAAGGCATAGAATAAAAGACATAATTCAATATGTCATTGCTGATAAGGAAATAATTCAACACAATATTTTATTACAAAAGAGAAGCCAGAAACAAGCTGATCTAAATAGAATAAAAAACAAAGCATTTAGAGAACATTCAAGGCTTGAAAATGCATTAGTGGAGTATAATAAGGCATTGATTGATTTGCTTAAAGCAGAGAGCCTTAAAACAACAATAAAACAACATACAAGTAAAGGTAAACAAGCTATTATTGTTCAAATAGCAGATACTCATTTTAATGAGCTGGTTGATTTAAAGAATAACAAATATGATTTTGAAGTTGCTTCTAAGAGATTACAGAAGTTTGCACATCATATTAAAGAATATGCTAAGTTTTATAATGTAAGTGAGATATTTATTGCAATAACTGGTGATTTGCTAAACTCAGATAGAAGGTTAGATGAAAAACTGGCAATGTCAACAAATAGAGCAAAAGCAACATTTTTAGGTGTTCACCTATTAAAGCATTTTATTTTAGATTTAAACAGTGTTGCAAATATTAGTGTTGGTTGTGTTTCTGGAAATGAATCAAGAGCTTATGAACTTGGTTGGGTTGATATAGTTGCAACAGATAATTATGATTTTACCATATTTGAGGTGTTAAGGTTATTATTGCCAGATATTAATTTTATCACATCTGGAGGCTTAGAATTGGTTGTTGAGGTTAACGGACATAATTGTCTATTAATACATGGGCATCAGCTTAAAAATATGCAATCGGACAAAATAGCAAAGGTTATGAGTAAATATGCAAGGAATGGAATAATACTTGATTTTATGATGTGTGGCCATTTACATGAAACTAAAATTACTGATTTATTTGCAAGATCAAGCTCATTAGTTGGAGCTAATGCATATTCTGAAAATGCTTTATTATTAAGCTCCAGAGCAGCTCAAAACATATATATAATGAAAGACAAGGAAAGGCATGACATAAGGATTGATTTGCAACATACTAAAGGATTTAATGGCTATTCTATAAACAAAGAGTTGTCATCTTACAATGCAAAAAGCCTTGATAAAACACTAAAAAAACAAACAGTTTTTAAAATTGTCATTTAATTTTATATATTTGTAATGTTTTTAAAAATAATTTGAAATATAGTTTTTGATATTTGTTAGAAAAAGGTCCTCATTTGGGGACTTTTTTTTATGTATTTATATTATGTAAATTAAAATAAATAAAATAATTATTGACATTTTATCGTTTTATGTTAAAAAGTTTACTTATATTTGCTTTATAATTAACAATTAACTAAAAACAAAAACTATGAAAACAGAAAAAACATCAGATTTTCAATGTACTAAACACGAAAACGGACTTTTACAACCTGAAACAACTTGGATAACTTTTTTACACGCAGGTTGGGAAGAACATTGGCTACCATTAACAGATTGGGACGGAAACGATATATTTTGGAGTACTGACAATATGAGAATAGCTAAATTGATAGCAAATCAAAAGTTTCCAAATTGCAGTTGGGGAATATCTCCTTGCAGTCAGAAAGAAATGGGAAATGCTTGTACTGATAATTTATAATATAATAACTAAAACAAAAACTATGAGACAACATATAATAACTCATAAACAAGATAAAAAACAATATTTATTGAATACAGTTGAAATGGCTAAATTCTTTGAAAAACAAGATATTGTAAATTATAAAATAGATGACAAACTTACAAAGCAAGAGATTATTGGAAATATTATCTCTTTTGTAATAGTATCAATTTGTTCCGTTGGATTATTAATGCTCGGAGCTTTATTAGACAGATTATGAATAGAAACGAACTAACAAAAATTTATAAGAATTATAACTTAACTGATAAGGATTTTTATAAAGACAAAACAAGAAATTTTGTAATAATTACAAGAAGTGGTGTTGAATCAATTCAATTACAGAAAAACATACAAGTGGAATATGAGGTCATTTGTTGTTCTTTGGAAAATGTAGTGATAAAAGCATCCTCATATTTACAAGATCAAGATGGTGAATGGTTAAAACAAATGGAAACATTTGGAAGTGCATCAAAAGATAATTGCAGACAAAATTTTAAAGTTGAGATTGCTGAAAAAAGGGCTTTAGCAAGAGTTATTATTAAAACCATAGGCTTATTTAATACCTATGGTAAAGATGAATTAGATCACCAGTAAAATGAATACAAGAGATAGAATTATAAGTCATGCTTTAGATGTTTGTTGTGATATTCACAATGCAAAAAAAGACTTTATATTAAATAATAAAAACAGATACAGCTCCACAATAAAAGCCAAGAGAATGTTTATATATTATTTATATAATTACATGGAAATAAAGCATAATGGGATGAAGAAATACTTTAAAAACATAAATCATGCAACATCAATTCATCATGTAAACAAGTTTAAATTTGAGGTTGATACTTATGCTGAGGTTAAACAAGATTTTGAAAGGTTTTTATTAGAAATGCAGAAATTTAATGTTTATGGAGCTGGTTTTTATGAAAAGAGAAAGGAGTTAAAAAAATTGTTAAAAGAAATAAATATTATTAAAGATGAATATATTAAATAAAGCAGACGAAATAGTTAATAAAAGAAAGGAAGAAAAAGAAAGATTTTATGGATCATTTGAAGAAGGTATGGAAAAAGCAGCTAAAATTGCATCAATAATAAGATCAAAAAAAATAAGTACAGAAGATATTTATATTTGTTTAGTAGCATTAAAATTATCAAGAGAATCTTATAATCATAAAGAAGATAATTTATTAGATGCTGTAGCATATTTAGGTAGTTATAATAATTATATAAATAATAAATAATGGCATATAAATTTAAAAATGCAGAAGAAGCTTTTGTTTATTTTTATAATAAAATAAATACCTATGGTGAAAATCATATAAATAATAAATGTTTATTTAATATAGGTTTTTATATAGCAAATCCTTTAGATAATATTATAAATAATAAAAATAGAAATTTTAATAAAGAATATGCAGAATATGAATGGCAATGGTATTTATCAGGAAATAATAATGCAAAAGAAATTAGTAAAAAAGCAAAAATTTGGCTAAAATGTATGGATAAAAATGGAAATGTAAATTCTAATTATGGTTATCAATGGAATAAAGGAAATCAAATAGATTATATTGTTAATGAATTAAAAAATAATAAATATAGTAGAAGAGCTTCAATTTCAATATATGATGCAAAAGATAGATATAATTTTAAAAATGATACTCCTTGTACTTATGCTATTAATTTTAATATATATAATAATAAATTAAATATGTCTGTTATGATGAGATCAAATGATTTATGGTATGGTTTTTGCAATGATCAATATTGTTTTTCAAAATTACAAGAATTAATAGCAAATAAATTAAATATAAGTATAGGAACTTATTATCATTTTTCTAATAATTTACACATTTATAATAACTTTTTAAATAAACAAATATGAAAAATAAAAAACTTAATGGGGCTACATTTAATGATATTAGAGATTGGGCTAAAGAAAGAAAATTGTATAAAAAAGGAGATGTTAAAACACAATTTATAAAATTACAAGAAGAATCAGGTGAACTTGCTAAAGCCATACTAAATGAAAATGAAAATGAAATTATAGATAGCATAGGAGATATTGTAGTTGTTTTAACTAATTTATCTCATTTAGCTGGATATAAAATTGAAGATTGTATTGATCAAGCATATTTCGAAATTGTAAATAGAAAAGGAAAAATGATTAATGGAACATTCGTAAAAAATTAATATGAAAGCAAAAATTGTAAAAATAATAGGACCTTACACAGGACCATTTGAAAGAGTTATAACTTATAAATTAAAATTAGAAAATAAAATTATTATAACATGGCATGAAAATGGTAAAAGAAATTTTCCTAATCTAAAATTACACGATTTAATAAAAGGTTTAGAAATTAAAAATAATAACTCTCCTAATTATAAAAAAAGTAAAATAAGTTTGTTAAATGAGCAATTAAGTTTATTATAATGGATATAGTAAGAGTTATAAAAAGCAAAGATTATACAACTATATGTAATCGAATTTTTAAGGATAAAAGGTTAAGTTTAAAGGCAAAAGGATTATTATCTATGTTGTTAAGTTTTAGTGATTCATGGAAACTATCTATTAGTGGTTTAGAAGCTATTTTAAAAGAAGGCAAAGCATCTATAAGAACAACAATGAATGAGCTTATAAAATGTGGATATGTTGAAAGAGAACAAATTAGAGAAGATGGAATGTTTTTGGGTGTTGATTATACTGTTTTTGAATCACCGAAGATCAATAACTCGACTACGGTATTTCCGACATCGGTAAATCAAACAGAATTAAGTAATAATATAATAAATAATAAATCTAATAAAGATAACAGTAAAATTGAATTTTTTAATGAGGTTATGGCTTTTGATAATTTTACAAAAGAAATGCTTAATGATTTTTTTGAATACTGGAGTGAGCCAACAAAAAAAGGCATAATGAAAAAAGATACCATGAAAACTTGGGCTACATCCAGAAGGCTTAAAACTTGGGCTAAAAATGAATCAAAATGGATGCTTAACAGTGTTGGAATAAGTAAAGTAGATAAACACCTACAAACACATAATGAGGCAATGAATATATTAAAACAAATTGAAAATGATAAAAAAAATAAGTGAATCAGAATTAACAAAGATGTGTGTTGAGTTATTATCAAAAACATATCTTGATCTTGGACAGCATAATGTTGATGCTAAAACAAAAGTATTAATGGCTCAGAGCTTAGCTTATGATTTAAAGAAATCATTTAAAAATCTATTGTGGATAGATATAAAACAAGCATTTTGGAATGGAGTAAGAAATACAGATGATTTTAGCATAAATGCAAAAACTTATTATAAATGGATTAAAATCTGGAGGGCAATTATTTGGAACAATGAAGATATTCCAGAACAACAAAAAGATAAGAGATTATCATATAGAAGTGAAACTAAATTAATTAATAATAAATAAATAAAAATGGCAAAACCAACAAATTTAACAGATGATGAATTAAAATCATTACAAGAAAATGTAAGCAAACTAAATCAAGTACACATGGAGCTTGGAAAACTTGAAAATCAAAAACATAAGATATTGCATCAAATGAATGATATAGAAAAGGAGTTTGATGATATGCAAAAAGAATTGGAAAAGACTTATGGAAAAGTAAGTATTAACATAGACAATGGCGAATTGTCTGAAATACCACAAAAAGATGAATAATCAAGAAGATCAATTGGTTGCAGAAGATTGGTGGCTAAAGCCATCTCTTTTGCCTACAAAGTCATGGAGTTACGACAAAGGCGTTAATGGTGGATATATAGCTGACTATAAAAGCATTGGAAGAGATATTCGTTTAATTGGCACAAAACAACAATTATTAGAATATTTTAGAGAAACTGGTGTTGAAATAAAAGATAGCTGGAAAACAGAGCTGACTGAGGACCATAAAAAACTATATGAAACAAACAAAAAAAACATTGTGGTTATTCGTTTAGTTTAATTTAAAAAATAATATATATATTTAAACATGATAGATTTAATTAAAATAATAATATCAATTTTACTAACTCCAATACTTATGGTTTTAGGTTTGGGAGTTGTAATTTATGCTATTCACACAACAATATGGAATAATGAAACATTACGGAAAAATAAAGAAGGCGAAGCTGATATTGAATAACAAAGAACAATTCCAAGAACAATTATTACAGTTTGAGGGAAAGGATGTTGTTATAAAAATAACAGAAAGGAATAATAATAGAACAGCTGATCAAAACAGTTTGTTTTGGAAATGGATCGAGATAATAAGCAATCATACTGGCTACACAAAAGAAGAAACAAAAGAGCTTATATCTTATAAGTTTTTGAGCAGAGAAAGAGTTGATGCTGAAGGTTATCAAGAGGCATATATAAAAGGCACATCAACATTAACAAAGCAAGAGTTTAGTGATTTAATGAATCATGTCAGTTATTGGAGCAACGATACATTAGGAATAAATTTACCAACTTATGAATGAAACTGATTTACAAATGCATGTAGTTAATTACATTAGAATGCAATATCCTAAAGCAAGATTCTGTGCATCACTTGGTGGAATAAGAACATCTATCAGTCAAGCAAGAAAAGCAAAGAAAACTGGGTATTGGGCCGGGTTTCCAGATTTACAAATATGTGAGCCAAATCATTTATATCATGGATTATTTATTGAGTTAAAAACAGAAAAAGGAAGGGCAACAGCATCACAAAAAGAATGGATCAAAGCATTAAATGATAGAGGCTACAAGGCAGTAATATGCAAAGGATTTATGGAATGTAAAGAAGAACTGGATAAGTATTTGATGTGAGTAAGAAACAAGAGAAAATAAAAAGAGAGCTGAGAAAAATATATCATGAGATATTATTAGATAAAAATTGTTGTGCTGGTTGTGGGCAACATGGCAATGCTGTCCCATTAAGTTTTTCACATATAATACCAAGATCAAGAAGAGGTGATTTGGTTACTGATAGAAGAAACATAACACTACATTGTTTGTCAATGGGTGAAAGAAAAGGTTGCCATGAAATGTGGGAAGGAAGAGAAAGAGAGAAACTATTAGATTATTTTCATAACTTAGCATATATTAAAGAAGTTGATTTAGAATACTATTATATAATAACTGAGTTAAATGCTTAAAGATTTAGAAATAACATATACTACAACAGAATGCTTAGAGCAAACTGTAAACATATTAAAAGAGTTGAGCAAGGAATACAAGTGGACAAATGAGCATGAATACATTAAAAACATTTATATGTTAAGCACATTAGGTTATTGCCTGGCTCATGATGAATATAAAGAAGAGCTTACAATGTTTTTTAAAATACTGGGCAAGAAGATAAAAGAAAATAAAGATATAATTAAAGAAGCAAAATATTATGCCAACATTACCTAAAGGAAAGAAAAGAAGTTGGATAACATCAAGACCAACTCAAGCAAGACAAATGGATAACTCTGCATTTTATCACAGTAGAGGTTGGAGGATGACAAGAAAGTTTTATATTAAAGCTAATCCATTATGTGAACAATGCACAAGAGAAGGAAGAACAACTGGAGGACAAATGGTGGATCATATTAAACCAATTACATTAGGTGGCTCAATGCTGCATCATAGTAACTTACAAACGTTGTGCAACAGCTGTCACAATAAAAAATCAGCTAAAGAATCTGTTGAATATAGAAAAGGAATAAAAAATTATGAAAGAAAAAAGTAAATATTTTTATGAATGTGATAGAAATAAGCCTATTGATAAAACTCCATGTTATTACATTGGGTTAGATGGTATGAAAGCAATTGACGTTATACATGAGTTTGATTTGTCTTATGATTTAGGCAATGCCACAAGTTACATTTTACGTTGTAAAAGAAAACATGATGATGAAGGTGTAGAATGTATTACTAAGGCAATAGAGCATTTGAAGTATGAGTTAAAAAAAATTAAAAAAAATAAAGGGAGGGGCTGTTGTAATCTTAAATGATAAAACTCTGGTAATCGTTGATGGCCCTTCTCCTTCTCTCCTCC